TGCTTTCGCTGGAATAAGTGGAGTATTCAATATCGCAAATTATTCACCATTAGCATGGTTTGATGCCTTAAATGGTACAGATATGACAGTTAATGCTGGTAAAGTATCACAATGGAATGATAAAGCCAATGGGAATCATATAACTCAATCTAATACAAATAATCAACCTACCTACTCTAATAATGAGGTTCAATTAAACGGTTCTCAGTATCTCTTCAATACCTCACCGATTATGTATGCTAATGGTTCTATGGAGGTTTTTATAGTTGCATCGGGGTCGGCTCAATCTGATACCCGTCTTATAGGCGAGGGAAGTTCTACTAATAATAACCCATTTTATGGAATACAGACAGGGAGAAACAGCGACACGGATAAACAAGCCATATTCATCCGTAATGATACTGGGGTGGCTGCAGTAAGTAGCACAGTTGATGCTGGGACTGGATTTGATGGAACATTTAAAATATTATATTGGACGGATACAGGGTCAGCAATCTTAACAAGAGTTAATGGTGGTACAGCTGGAGTAGTTTCATATACAAGGTCTGGAACTTTTACTGTAAATAGATTTTGTATAGGTGGAGTTTTACGGTCCACTTTCGCAGCAGGCTTCACTGGGAATATCAAAGAGATTATTATCACATCCGTAAATACAGACACTGATAGAGAAAAGATCGAAGGTTACCTAGCACATAAGTGGGGACTAACATCAGACCTACCTTCCATCCATCCGTATAAAACAACCGCACCATAACAATATGAAGACTTTTGAAGAACTAGGTAAATTACAAGGTTATGTAGCAGATACCTACAAATCAGCTATCGATCAGATGCACGAGACTGGTGAGTACAATCCATCACTACTGAACGGTGCTAGGCAATTACTTAAAGATAATGAGATTGTATTAACAAGTGGGAAAGATACTCCCCTTAATGACCTACTCAATGAAGTACTCCCCTTTGAAGATGATATACAACTAAAGCAAAAAGTAGCTACAAAGTAATAACAACACCGAAAGAGAGAGACAAAAGAGTTGGATTGTGAGTATCGATAAACTTAAACAACTCAAGGACTTCCGTAACTTCTTATATGTAGTTTGGAAACACTTGAACCTACCTGATCCTACTGGATTACAATATGACATAGCAGACTTCATGCAACACGGTCCTAAACGATCTGTTATCATGGCGTTCCGTGGAGTAGGTAAGTCTTGGATATGTTCTGCCTATGCTGTACATCAACTCCTACTAGACCCCACTAAGAACATCCTGGTTGTATCTGCTTCTAAGAACCGTGCTGATGACTTCTCCACCTTTACCTTGAAAATCATACACGACATTCCTGTTCTTCAAGGTCTAATCCCTAAAAAGGATCAAAGGTTCTCTAAGATAGCCTTCGATGTCGGTCCTGCTCCAGCTGCTCACGCACCTTCCGTTAAGTCCCTCGGTATATCCTCCCAGCTAACAGGTAGCCGTGCAGACATTATCATTGCTGATGACATCGAAGTACCTAATAACTCTGCTACTCAAGGAATGCGTGATAAGCTAGATGAACAAGTAAAAGAGTTTGAAGCTATTCTAAAGCCCTTAGACACCTCGAGGATTCTCTTTCTAGGGACACCCCAATGCGAGGACTCTATTTATAACAAACTGCGTGAGAGGGGCTATGACGCTCGTATATGGACCTCTGAGTATCCAAGTGAAGACTTAGTACTTAAGAACTACGATAACGATATTGCTCCGTACTTAACTGAAAGGATAACAGATGAGACAGTAGGACGATCTACAGAACCTTCTAGGTTTACTGATCTAGACCTTGAAGAAAGAAAGCTGTCGTACGGTAGGACTGGGTATGCTTTACAGTTCATGCTTAACCCTCGTTTGTCGGATGCTGATCGGTATCCTTTAAAGGTTAACGATTTAATTATAACAGATGTGGATGTAGACCTAGCTCCTGAAAAGATTATGTGGTCCTCTGATCCATCCTTTGAAAATAAAGATATTCCTAACGTAGGTCTAGGTGGGGATAGATTTCATAAGCCCTTTAAGATATTAGGTGATATGATTGAGTACACAGGGTCTGTGTTGTCTATTGACCCTAGTGGTAGAGGTAAGGATGAAACAGGATATGCTGTTGTTAAGATGCTTAACGGTCAACTCTTTGTTCCAGAAGCTGGTGGGTTAAAAGGTGGATATGATGAACAAACTCTTAAACAACTAGTCTACATTGCCAAGACTAATAAGGTTAACAAAATTATTATAGAGTCTAACTTTGGAGATGGTATGTTCATGGAACTACTTAAACCTTTGTTTATGACTACCTATCCTTGTTCCATTGAAGAAGTAAGACATAACAAACAAAAGGAACTTAGAATCATTGATGTCCTTGAACCTGTCCTTAATCAACATAAACTTATTATTGATCCTTCTGTTGTTCAACAAGACTATAAGAGTGCTCAGTCCTATCCTATTGAACATCAAGCTAAGTATATGCTTATCTATCAACTATCAAGGATAACAAAGGATAAAGGTAGCCTTATTAACGATGATAGATTAGATGCTCTCTCTATTGCTGTTAACTATTGGGTAGAACAAATGAATCAAGATGTTAACAATAACATTAACTATCGTAAACAGGAACTCCTGGACAAAGAACTAACGTCCTTTGTAGATACATTTAACAAAGCTAAAGGCTCTTATAACAGTAACCTTTGGATGTGATTAATGTAAGTGCTTCGGTAGTTAGTTTAAATACATATCTTTACAGATACTACTTTTAAAGAGGGTCGACCCTGACGAAGACCCTCCTCCTTTTAAAGACTTTATTAATCATATATGTTAAAAAGAAATATACTATTGGTCTTTAGACACACCTATCCTTAAAAAGTTTTTTAATAAAGAGAAGGTTAAAGAAGGTCTTTGTCTTGGTCTTTACTCTTAAAGGATTAGAAGGAGAAGAACGAAGTATCGACTTCTTGTTAAAGTTACTTTAAAGTAGTTTTTAAAAGATAGTCTTTAAAGAAAGACTCCTTATAAGTTATAGATAACATTATAAACGATTTTCAGATTTGTAAAGCCTTAAATTTAAAGATATGGACATAGATACTCAGACAGACTTGTTAACCAACGACTTATGTAATTTAATAAATCGTTATAAAGGGGAGTTCGATTTGAATGACCAAACAATCTTAGGTGTACTGGAGTTTGTTAAATACGATATATTAGCTACCAGTGTCATCCTTTTAGAACTAGAAGAAGACGATGATGAAGACGATGAAGACGAAGAGATAATGTGAGACACGTACAAACAGAAATCTATTGGATAGTAGCTATGATCATGTTCTTTTTAGAACGAGATGTACTAGTAGATTGCTTCTTTATGATGCTAGAAATAATCATCAGACTTTGTTTTTAGACAAAAGTATATTGGATTTTTGGTAGAAAAATTTGAGGGGCTTACGCTATATACGCGAACGGAAAAAACCCCCTCGATACCCCTGTAAAATTACTGTGGGGGTGGTATACTATTAAAATTAATGTCATAACTCGTTGATTATCAACGTGAATCGTACAATATAGATTATGTCTAATTACTGGTAGTCAACGACTTAGGGAGTACTACACGAGTAAAGCAAAGCCTGTTCAATTTGTTATAGTACTACACGAGTAAAGCAGGTTGATCGCTTGGATCTTATTGATAATGTGTTATCACTTGTAAATTTGTATTTTTTACTTTGTTTATTTTCGATCAATCAAAGTCTATAACAAGCATTAATCAAAGCCTTTATCTACTATCAATCAAACTATCTACTTTGATTAGTCAAAGTCTATTGAATCCCTGTTAAACACTACAAATTCAATCCCAATCTTTTCATAAAGTACTGCCAGACATAGCTTTACAACAAACTTTTTCGCTTCAAGTATGAATTACTACTATTGAGACTCTATTGAGACAACTTTTTATCTCATTGATAATCAATACACTTATGAAATAATTGAAAAAAAGTTTTAAATAATTTAAAGTTTTTTGATCTTTTCGTAACATTGTGAAAATCAATACTTTACAATAACTAAAACCTTGCAATCCCAGTGTTTAAAGGGGGTTGACAGATAATGTAATCTGTAGGCAGTCTTTCTATTTGAAAGATGCGTGCTTCGAGCATTCGAGCAATTAACCAATCAATAATTACATGAAAACTATCCACTTCACTAAATCAGCTCTAGAATCAGAAAAAGCTCTTTATGTTCACTATCAAGCTGATTGCATGGACTATGAACATTGCGAACAGTATCAAGAGACTATCGATGCTCTCAATCATGCTTTGCAATATGGGGAAGGTCTTTCCTTTGCTACAAACACTAAATATGTCATGGACTCTTTAAATTTTATCAATGAATCCAATGCAAGACCGATTAAAATTAATGAATGCGACATCGGTTTAAATACTCTTAAGAATTCTTGATCATTAAAACCAATAGAAAAAATATACTATGAAAATTACTACAAACAATATATATTACAAAACTAAGCTTTTATCAGTGGATGCGTGGCATGATGGAATAAGTTGGTCTTGGAATAACTGGCAAACTATTGAAGAAGGTATTTATTTGCACGAATCTATTCTCAATAGCTCACGCAAACTTTTAAAATTTTGTCGCGATAAGTTACAAATACTCTCAGATGAATCAAAAGGTAAAATACAAATCGAAGATGACGGCTATAATGTAAACATCCAGTTAAGAACTGGGGAAACTCTTTACGCTTTCTGTTACGGCGAATATTTAAACTAATCAAGATTAATAACCAAATAGAAAATATATATCATGAACCAAGAAAAATTCAATTCACTTATAGACTCACTTGTTGACTCTGTTAACGATTATAACCTCGATTCATCATTCGATCATTACAATGCAATCATAGAAATATGTTCAAGTTGCGATCATTCGTTTGTTTATTACAAAGCTTGGCAATTAGTTAACTTTGTTAAGTTTGAGCACGGCTCTTATGACGATAATTTATTTGATGAAGTAGAAAGGGAAGTTCAAGAAAATGATCATAATACAGATGACATAACTTTGAATGATTACATGATGACCTATGCTTTTAATATACTAAAGGTGGCGACTCTTAAGAAGTACGAATCACAAGTAAAGGAGTTAGCATAACATGAGTAAAAACTGCTTTCAAACAACATCTTATCGAGGTGGGTATATTCACACCTGTTATAATACTCTAACAAAAAAAGAAGAAATCAAAGCAACCTATGGAGAATTTATCTTCTATTGTAAAACCATTTTAGGTGCAAAGCGTAAACTGACAAGGGTATCTAAGAACCTATTTTTTAACCGATAAAACACTAAACCAAAATGAAAAAACCAATTAACCAAACCTCGGACATACAAGAAATGTTTGACTCACTGAAACCAAGTAAAAAGGAACAGGCTATTATATGGCTATTGTCACCAATAATTGTCCTTGCAACCTGGGCAATCTTAATCTTTATCTGTTCACTCTAACCAATAGAAAATAAAACAAAATGAAAATAAAAGAAAATGATACCGTTACCTTTATAGATGACAACGGGGACAAGTTAAAAGGAAAAGTTGTGCTTGTCTTTACAAGCTTACAAGGTAACCGATGCGTCCACATAAATAACTTTGCGACAACTCGATTAATAAAAGATATAACCAAATTATAATAAAATGAACTTATCAAAAAACACTGACCCAAACCTATGCAAGAAACAAGTGAAGCATTACGAATCATTGCAACCGATGGAGTTTGAGATTTACAAAGTGTCTATAGACTGCCTTGAAAAGTCTTTTAACCAAGCTTGTAAGGAGTTGAAAGGCTACGATAAAAGCTCGCTTGGATTGACTTTAAATAAAGATAATCGATGGAAGGAATTGAGACAAGTTAAAGCGATCTATCAAAAGGGTATTCAAAAGCTTAATCGAATGATACCTAAAAGTTATTTGTTAAGATTAAGAGATGAAAGAAGGGCGAGTTTGTGAGCGTCACAGAATACATAGACGAGACTGCCTTTGTTTACAGAGTTGTAAGCGATTACAAAGAAGTATATATCGAATGGCACATGAAAGAACTACCTCACCTGTTCACTGGGCGAGCTAGTAGCCATGAGGAAAAGATTGAGCAATATAAAAGTGTTCTTAAAGAACTTAAAAAACTAAAACCAAACCAATAACATGACAAACCAAGAAGCATATCACCACTATCTAATGAATCATTTGTTAGAATCCTATACAGATCAGCTTAGATTTATAGACTGCGATGAATCATGGGAGCAAATAAAGTACCACATGAAAAAATTTAAAGAGTCAGAACATTATGTAATTGACCAGTCTATGTATGAATCAATAGAAGCATATGTTAAAACACTATAACCAATAAAACCAAATGAGTAAACTATTCGAGATCGAAATAAAGAGTACAACTTATCGTACCTTTTATGTTAACGCTGACAACATGGATGATGCTATTGACAGAGCACAAGAAAACGCGTGGGATGATGAAGAAATTAGCCGTGCTTGGTGTGATAATATGGAAGTCAATAA